CAGGACACGGTCATCAAGCGGTTGCGTGTCCCGGTGGCGGTTGACGATGGGCAGGACGGCGAGGGTACGGTACTCCAGACCCCCCTGTAGGCCAGCGACCACCCGCCTGCGCTCTACACTGTATTCCACTCATACCCTCCCCATCCCCCAACAATTGTTCGCATTCACACCCCACCCCATTCATTTGGGAAAACCATATCTGAAGTACCTGTTTTAAAACAGGGGGGGTATATATGTGAGTGAGTGCTTGCACGAACACTTGTTCTCGTTTAAACTTCGGCCATGGAACTTGTAACCGAACGCAGAAAGCTTGTACTGGACTTCATCCGGGCATATGTGCGTTTACACGGGATCCCTCCGAGTTACGATGTGATAGCCCGTGGACTTGGGTTGAAGTCCCGTTCCAATATCCACAGAATTGTCCACAGGCTGAAGTCCGATGGATTCATCACTGTCAAGCCCAGGAAGTTCTACGGTGTCCGGTTGGTTGATAAATCTGTTGAAAAGATGTTGTCCCTATGAGTCTCCTTACCCGCAAGGAAGTGGACGGCTACATCAGCATGGTGGACAGAGTCCCGGATGCGGAGCGTAAGAAGATCTTTGCCCTGCTGGAGATGGACAGGGTAGAAAGGTGCAGGGAGTCCTACCTGTTCTTTGTCCAGCAGATGTGGCCGATATTTATATCGGGTAAACACCACCAGATCATGGCAAATGCATTTGAGCGTGTTGTCAACGGGGATTTGAAACGTCTGATCATCAATATGCCTCCCAGGCATACCAAGTCAGAGTTTGCCTCCTTTTTGCTTCCAGCTTGGTTCTTGGGTAAACACCCGGAGAAGAAGATCATCCAGACCGCCCACACAGCCGAGTTGGCCGTGGGGTTTGGGCGTAAAGTCCGGAATCTTGTCCAGTCGGAGGATTACAGGAAGATCTTCAATACGCAGTTGTCATCAGATTCAAAGGCCGCTGGCCGGTGGAACACGGACAAAGGCGGGGATTATTTCGCTATTGGTGTCGGGGGAGCCGTTACCGGAAAAGGCGCAGATATATTGATCATTGATGACCCGCATTCTGAGCAGGAGGCCAAGCAGGGCAACCCTGCGGTGTTTGACAATGTCTATGAATGGTACACATCAGGCCCTCGACAGCGTTTACAGCCGGGTGGGGCCATCATCATTGTGATGACAAGGTGGTCAAAGAGGGATCTGACGGGCCAAATCCTTAAGAATTCGGAAAAAGACGGGGTAAACGAGTGGGAAGTGATCGATTTTCCGGCTATTTTGCCTTCCGGAACCCCTTTGTGGCCTGCATTTTGGAAGAAAGAGGAGCTAGAGGCCCTCAAAGCTGAACTTCCAGTGTCCAAATGGGAGGCCCAGTACCAACAGAACCCCACATCTGAGGAAGGGGCCATCATAAAGCGGGATATGTGGCGGCTTTGGGAGAAAGAAGACCCTCCCCCGTGTGATTACATCATCCAATCCTGGGATACGGCCTTTGAAACCAACAACAGGGCCGACTATTCGGCCTGTACCACCTGGGGAATCTTTGATCATTCCGATGGGAAAGGCAACTTACGTCCGAATATCATCCTTCTGGATGCGTTTAAACAACGTCTTGAGTTCCCGGAGCTAAAGAAGAAGGCATATGAGATGTATCAGGAATGGAACCCGGACACATTGATCGTGGAGAAGAGGGCGGCAGGCGCTCCCTTGATCTATGAGATGCGCAGGACAGGAATTCCGGTGTCGGAATATACACCGGGCAAAGGAAACGATAAGATCGCCCGTGTAAACGCTATTGCTGACCTGTTTGCGTCCGGGATGGTTTGGTGTCCAGATCACCGATGGGCAGAGGAAGTCGTGGAAGAAATGGCTTCGTTCCCCAACGGCGACAACGATGACCTTGTGGACTCAAGTAGTCAAGCTTTGATGCGGTTTCGCCAAGGCGGGTTTATTTCCATCGAATCCGATGAGCCGGATGAACCCATTTATCGCAGGAAAGCGGAGTATTACTAAGGATCATTATGTCTATTGACAAAGCACTTTACCCCGCCCCAACGGGCATGGATGACTCCCGTGGCGTGAGTATTGAGATTGAAGACCCGGAGTCTGTAACGATTGACACCGGGGACGTTGAAATCACTCTGGAGCCTGAGAATGATTACGGCGGGGACTTTGATTCAAACCTTGCAGAAATCCTAGACGAAGGCGAGCTTGCCAGCATTTCATCTGACCTCATGGAGTTAGTGGACGCTGACATATCCTCCCGCAAGGATTGGGCAGAAACCTTTGTTAAAGGTCTGGAAGTCCTGGGGATGAACTATGAAGAAAGAACGCAGCCTTGGAACGGGGCATGCGGTGTTTTCTCAACCATCCTGACGGAAGCGGCCATTAAGTTCCAGGCTGAGTCCATCATGGAAACCTTCCCAGCCCAAGGGCCGGTGAAGACCGAGATCATTGGTGCGATTGACAAGATGAAGGAAGACGCAGCAGAACGTGTCAGGGATGACATGAACTTCAAGCTGACGGAAGAAATGCCTGAGTACCGCCCGGAGCATGAACGCATGCTCTACTCCCTGGGGCTTTCGGGTTCTGCGTTTAAAAAGGTCTACTACGACCCAGCCATGGGACGGCAGGTGGCCCTGTATATCCCGGCAGAGGACGTTATCGTGCCTTACGGGGCATCAAATTTAAACAACGCAGAGCGTGTGACGCATGTGATGCGTAAAACCAAGAATGAGATCAAGAAGCTACAGGTCAGCGGGTTTTACCGGGATATAGACCTTGGCGACCCCGTCAACATAATGACGGACATTGAGAAGAAAAAGGCCGAGCAGCAGGGTTACAAAGCCTCTGATGACAACCGCTACCAGATCCTTGAAATCCACACCGACCTGGACATTGAAGGGTTTGAGGATGTGGACAAAGACGGGGAGCCTACCGGCATCGCCCTGCCCTATGTGGTGACCATCGACCGTGGAACCGGGGATGTCCTGGCAATCTATCGCAACTGGCTGGAAGACGATGACATCAAAGCCAAGCGCCAGCATTTTGTGGACTACTGTTATATCCCAGGATTTGGCTTCTACGGGATGGGTCTGATCCATGTGATCGGTGGTTATGCCCGTGCAGGTACTTCCCTGATTCGCCAGTTGGTGGATGCGGGAACCCTGTCCAATCTGCCCGGCGGGTTGAAGTCCCGTGGCATGAGGATCAAAGGAGACGATACGCCAATCGCTCCAGGTGAATTCCGGGATGTGGACGTTCCCAGTGGGGCCATCAAAGACAACGTCATGGCGCTCCCGTATAAGGAACCCAGCGCAACCCTCCTGACTCTGCTCAACCAGATTACAGAAGAAGGACGCAGATTGGGTTCAATCTCTGACATGAAGATCAGTGACATGAGTTCCCAGGCCCCCGTAGGGACAACCCTGGCAATTCTGGAAAGAACCCTGAAAACCATGGGGGCCGTTCAGGCCCGTGTCCATTACTCCATGAAGCAGGAATTTAAACTGCTCAAAGGAATCATCCGGGACTATGCGCCCAGCGAGTATGAATACGACCCCCAGGGTGGGAACCGCAAGGCAAAGCAGTCTGATTACGACATCGTTGAGGTAATCCCGGTCAGTGACCCGAACTCCAGCACGATGGCCCAGCGGATCATGCAGTATCAGGCCGTGATTCAGTTGGCCTCCCAGGCCCCTCAGATCTACAACCTACCCAATCTGCACCGTCAGATGATTGAAGTTTTGGGGATCAAGAACGCAGATAAGCTGGTTCCAGTGGACGATGACCAAACACCACGGGATCCTGTCAGCGAGAACATGGCATTCCTTAACGGGAAGCCCACCCAGGCATTTATCTACCAAGACCACGATGCCCACATCGCCGCTCATACATCCTTCATGCAGGATCCAATGATTGCCCAGACTATCGGACAAAACCCGATGGCCCAGAAGATCCAGGCGGCGGCAATGTCCCACATTGCAGAGCATTTGGCGTTCCAGTACCGAAGAAAGATTGAAGAGCAGATCGGCGTGCCCTTGCCTCCCCCTGACCAGAAACTGCCAGAAGACATCGAAGTGCAGGTGTCCAGGTTGGTGGCCGAGGGTGCAAAGCAACTCCTCCAGGCGAATCAGGCCCAGGCCCAGCAGGCCCAAGCCCAACAACAGGCGCAGGATCCTATGGTTCAAATGCAACAGCAGGAACTGCAAATCAAGCAGATGGATGCCCAGGCAAAAGCGCAGAAGTATCAGTCTGATGCCCAGTTGGCCCAGGCCCGTTTAAACATTGAGTCGCAGCGCATAGCGAACCAAAAGGAAATGGACATGGCCCGTATTGCTTCACAGGAGAAGCAGGCCAATCAGAAAGTTCAAGTCGATATATTTAAACGGAATCAATGATGCTAGATCAAGCAATCAATTACCTCATCAAAGAACTTAAGGAGCGGGAAGCGAGCCTGCTCGAAAGTCTTGGAGGGGGCGCAGCACAAGACTACGCCTCTTACCGGGAAGTGTGCGGCAACATTCGGGGTCTGCTGTTTGCACAAACTTTAATCTCCGACCTTGCGAAAAAAATGGAGAACTTTGACGATGAGTGAATTTGATGTTGAGGCTATAGATCTGTCGGGTATTTTGAATGCCACGGCAGAGGAGAAGGCAAAACAAGTGCCTGATCCAGCTACGTTCTACCTTCTATGTGTCCTCCCGGACATTGAAGAGGAGTATGAAAGCGGTCTGATTAAGGCCGGGCAAACCATACATTATGAGGAAGTACTGTCGCCGGTACTCTTTGTGGTGAAGATGGGGCCTGATGCTTTTAAGGACACCAAGCGTTTCCCGTCCGGGCCTTCGTGCAAGGTGGGAGATTTCGTTCTTGTCCGTCCCAATACCGGGACACGGATCAAGATTCACAACAAAGAATTCCGGTTGATCAACGATGACTCTGTCGAAGGTGTTGTCCAAGATCCCCGTGGAATAACCCGTGCGTAGGGGAAAACATGGCTGAAATTGAAAAAACTGAGTTTGAGTTTCCACATGAGGTGGAAGAAAAACAATCCAAAGCTGGGGGCAAGATCGTTGAGCCTGAGTCCGATGAACCGGAAATTGAGGTCATTGACGATACCCCAGAGGAAGATCGTGGCCGGGAGCCAATGAAAACCCCGCCCGAAGAACCTACAGACGAGGAATTGGCAACGTATTCCAAGCGGGATCGAACCAAAACCCGTGAATTCCACAAGGCTTACCACGATGAACGCAGGGCAAAAGAGGCTGCGTTGCGTGAAAAAGAGGAGGCCATTCGCATTGCACAGCAGGTTTATGAAGAAAACCAACGCCTCAAGGGCACGGTTGACTCCAATCAAAACCTCATGCTTGACCAAGTAAAGCGAACAATTGCCCAGGAAATTGACCAAGCCAAGGCCAAATACAAAAAAGCCTACGAGGACGGAGACTCAGAAGCGCTGGTCGATGCCCAAGAGGCCCTGACAAATGCCAAAATCAAGGCAGATCGTGTAAACAATTTTAAGCCGAAGCCTTTACAGGCCCCGGAAAATGTTGTACAAACGAGTCCAAGTGCTCCACCGCCTGACCACAAGGCCGAAGATTGGCAGCGTGCCAACCCTTGGTTTGGGCCAGATACTGAGATGACGGGCTTTGCATTAGCAGTGCATAACAAGCTTATCAACGAGGATGGTGTAGACCCAAAGAGTGACGAATACTACCAGCGTTTAAACGGTAGGTTGCGCCAAGTGTTCCCAGATAAGTTTGAGTCTGCGGAACCCGGTGATGCGAATCGCCGCCCAAAGTCAAATGTAGTTGCTTCGGCAAGTCGCAGTACTGCTCCCAAAAAGATCACACTGACGGCCTCTGAGGTCAACATCGCCAAGCGGCTTGGAATTCCTTTGGAACTCTATGCTCGTAAGGTTCTGGAAATTAGGAGAAGTACAAATGGATGAGCAGAAACGTGAAAAGCGTGCCCTTGAAAGTCGTGAAGCAGATATGCGTCCCAAGCGTTGGATGCCGCCTACCCTGTTGCCCGATCCCGAACCAGAAGATGGCTATGCCTTCCGCTGGATCCGTCTAAGCACCTTAAACAATCCTGATCCCACGAATATTTCTTCGAAACTCCGTGAGGGATGGGAACCTGTAAAGGCCATTTCCCAGCCAAAACTTCGCTTGGTAAGCAATCCTAACGGACGCTTCCCAGACGGCATTGAGGTTGGTGGATTGTTGCTTTGCAAAACCCCGGTTGAGTTTACGGTTCAACGTGATGAGTATTACCAGCAAGTGGCCGATACTCAAATGCAATCCGTGGACAACAACTATATGCGTGATAGCGATCCTCGGATGCCCATGTTCAAAGAACGTAGCTCCAAGGTCACTATCGGTAAGAGTATTTAAACTTTTTTGGAGTCCAACATGGCTTACCCCACTGTCTCGGCCCCGTATGGCCTAAAGCCTGTCAATAGAATTGACGGCATGCCTTACGCTGGCGCTTTCCGACAGATTCCCGTTGCCGCTTCTTTTGCAACTGCTATCTTTTTTGGAGATACTGTTCAAATTGACAGCACCGGTTATCTGATTGCTTCAACCTCAACCAATGCTGGCACGATTGTCGGTGTCTGTGTTGGCGGTCAATATGTGAACTCTAGCGGTCAAACCGTTCAGGGTCAGTATTTGCCTGCCTCCATCAGCACTTCGACCAATCCCGCTTATGCGTATGTGATTGATGACCCCATGGCACTTTTCAAAGTTGCCGTTGTGTCTTCTGGCACTACCATGAGTTCCGCAGGTCGTACCGTAGTTGGCACTAACTTGGCTTTGGTTCTCAACGCAGGCAGCACCACCACTGGTGACTCTGCCTTCGCCGTGACCTTGACCGGTGCTGGCACTACCGCCACCATTCCAATCCGTGTGATCGATGTTGTGCCTGAGACTGCTACCGCAGCTGACACTTACACCGAACTGTTGGTGAAAATCAACGCTCACCAATATAACAACACCACTGGTGTTTAAGGAGTAAGAAATGGC